ACCAGACCAAAAATATAACCCACGCTTTGTAGAGACAATTACGTCTGGGACTAAACTATCGCCTGGGTGTTCTATTGCAAAGTTCCTTGGATCTAAAGGAAACCCATGTAGTTTATCTACTATAGGTAAATACCAGAACGACCAAGATGCCCGTAAGCAACTTTCTCGTAATCTATATTTACATGCAGAACTATTCCGAATGGTTAATGGTAACCAAGATTTTTTCAAAGACGTTCGACTCGTGGTAGTAGAAGGTGTTTACAGAGGTGGGCCATTGGAGACAGTCGCAGGTGATAATATTAAGAAACAAGATGGTCAAATGGTATCATATAGGATGATTGATGAGAAGGGTTCAGTTGATTTCGAAAGAACATTTGATCTGGCAGAATACTGGAAAGACTATGCCAATTTTGATAAGTTGTTTTTAGAGTATGATAATTGGAATCCAGATGGTTCATTAAATGCCCAAGTAACAATAGAGGTACCTAAAGTACCAGAAACATTCGATGTATCATATTCTAATACAGTAGAAACATATTATAATGGGACACTTTTAAGTGCAAATGAGTTATTAGAAGTTGTAAATGATGTATAAATAGACTTATAGAATTTAGGAAACTATAATGGCACGTGCATTTTCAATAGAAGACGGAGGACTCAATAAGACTTCAACAGTTAAGTCTTCGAGTAACCGTGAGTTTATCGATTTAGATCTTTCGTTTGCGGCGAAGGGTGCGGGTGACTTATATAAAAAATCATCGGTAGGATCTATTAAACAGGCATTAAGAAATATCTTGATGACTGCAAGAACAGAGAAACCGTTTAACCCATACTTTGGTGCGAACCTTAGAGATTATTTATTTGAGTTTGCGGATGATTTGACGGAACAACAAATGGCAATTGCAATTATAGAAAATATTAGAGCATTTGAACCAAGAGTTAATCCTATGACTATAAAGGTATACACTGATATGGATCCAGATCAAAATAGTATTTCTATCACGGTTATATTTAACATACAAAACTCTGCTACTGAAGAAGAGTTTACTACAAGACTCACAAGGTTACGATAATGGCAACAACAATTCAATCAAGTTCCTTAGATTTTAATGCAATAAAAAACAATCTAAAGACATATTTACAACAGCAGAAAGAGTTTAAAGACTACGACTTCGATGCATCTGGTCTGAGTAACCTTTTAGATGTTCTTGCGTATAACACACACCTTAATGGTCTGACGGCAAACATGGCACTGAATGAGTCATTTTTGAATACTGCTCAGTTAAGATCGAGTGTAGTGTCTCATGCGGAAACTCTCGGTTATATTCCTGCTTCTAAGACTGCTTCACAGGCAGTGATAAATATGTCTTTCAATGTTGGTACATCACAAGCAGATGTGCCAGAGAAACTACAGATCTCATCTGGATACAAATTTACTGCAAATGTAAACGATGCATCATACACATTTCAAACTCAAGAACTTATTGAAGCAATCAATGATGGTAACAACTTCTTCCAATTACAGACACTGGACGGAAGTACAGACATACCTATTAAAGAGGGTATTGCTAAAACTAAAACATTCTTTGCGGGTGAAGATTCCGAAGAAACAGTATACATTATCCCAGACGTGAGTCTTGATCGTGCTACCGCAGTAATTAAAGTATTCGATAGTTCTACGTCAAGTGACTTCACAACATATATTAATCTGGAAACTGCAAATAATATTACTGCCACAACACCTGCGTATATTCTTAAAGAGGCACCGAACGGATACTACGAATTAACTTTCGGTAATGGTTCTACATTAGGTGCAGTACCTAAAGCGGGGGCAAAGATTACTGTTGAGTATCTATCCGTAGATGGAGAAAATGCCAACGGTGCAAGATTGTTCGAACCACTTGCCACAGTAGAAGTCACCGAACCACCTTCTGGTATCGGTCTTGAACAACTACCTCTTGTCTCTACAGTAAACAGATCTGTTGGTGGTGCTCAAAAAGAAACACTTGATTCTATTCGAAGAAACTCTCCTTTCCGTTACGCATCACAAAACAGGATGGTAACCCACTCTGATTACTCTACATTAATTCTACGTAGTTATGGTAGTTATATTAATGATATTATCGCATGGGGTGGAGAAGATAATGTCGTACCAGAATTTGGAATGGCATTTTTATCAGTAGATTTTAAAACCGATATCAATACTGCACTTCGCAATACAATAAAGGATAACATTAGAGTATTAGTCGATCAATTATCAATTGCATCGTTTGGTCTTAAATTCTCAGATCCGATTACAACGTTCCTTGAAACAAATGTTTTCTTCCAATATAACCCAGACTATACTAACTTGGCAATCAACACTTTACAGGAGAATGTAAAGACCGTTGTACAAAACTATTACGATACTAATATAGGTAAGTTTGGTCAAGCATATCGTAGATCTTCTATGTTAGCATTAGTAGATGACGTAAGTCCTGCTATCTTATCATCTCGTGTAGATACTAAGATGCAACAAGTATTTACTCCGTCTGGTGGTGTAGAGCAAGACTTTACATTCAGTTTCCCTGTGCCTATAGCAGTATCAGATGATATCAATACTGTCGTGAATACATCCACATTCTTATTCTTACCAGAATACGATGCAGTGATTAACCCAACACCGACTGTTAAGACATGTAGATTAGAAAACAAACTATCATCCAATATTCTACAGGTTATTGAAAGTTCTACTGGTACTATCATTAAAGATAATGCAGGGTCTTTTAATTCTTCCGCAGGAACAGTAACATTAACAGGATTTAAAGCAAACAGCAACGATGCAATTAAGTTGAGTGTATTGGCGGCAAATGCAAGTGCCATTGTACCTACACGTGAGTATATCCTTAAATCGGATAATACACGTTTAAGTGCAAAAGGTATTCGTACAACTGCATCAAACTAAGAGTAATCTATGAGCACACATACGGTTTTTGACAAAACATTACGGGATACGCAAAGACGTGATGTGAATCTGCGAGAACCGCAGATTGAATCTGTATTACCAGAACATTATCTCAGTGATTATCCTAAGTTTGTAACTTTCTTAAAGAAGTATTACGACTTTGAAAGTAGAGAAGAGTCTCTTACAACATTCTTAGACAATATTTTTGATACAAGAGATGTTACTTCAACAGATTTAAAACTGCTTGAATACTTCGAAGATGAGTACCTATTAGGTCAGAACTACTTTCAAGGGTTTACTGATAAAAGAACAGCAGTAAAATATTCAAGTTATTTGTATCGTGCAAAAGGAACAAGGTATTCTATACGACAGTTCTTTAAGACGTTCTTTGGTATTGAACCAGATGTGGTTTATACAAAACAATATATATTTAAGTTGAATGAATCTAAAATTGGTGCACAATCAGCAAGGTATTTGACAGACAACAAACTATATCAAACGTTTGCTGTTGAGATTAGATCAGAACTATCGGTTGAGCAGTGGAGAGATGCGTATAAGTTAATGGCACACCCCGCAGGTATGTACCTTGGTGGTCTTACTCAGATAGTAGGTAATGCCAGTTTAGATCAGTTACAGTATGACCCTGGCGTAGCAATCAAACCACCAATCGTATTGGAAGGTGAAGGTACACTAACTCCTTTAGCATTCGAGCAGAACACCGCACTATTCGATTTTGGTTTAAGTACACGTCTCGGAGAAGATTCAGCAGGAGGCAGAACATTGCTATTTAGAACAAACATGGGTAACGCAGCGGATGCAATCGACAAAGGTGGTAATGACCTTAATGACGTACAGGATCTTACAGTAGAGAACCTCGATAACTTGTACTCAAGTTTGGGTGAATACCTTACACCAGATTCTCCAACGTTGGATGATGATAGTGATGGTACAACAACATACTCTGGATTTGATATATCCAGTACAGAAACTATTGACCAAGAGCAGTTCACTTGGAACATGCGTACTGATAGAGTGGATGGAGACAATAACCAATTGCTTGATTCGGACGGTAATGCACGACAAGTTGGTGATTCAGACTCAGAAATAAGTTTAAGAGAAGCAATAAATAGAAATTTATAGTATAAATAGATGTAACAATCTTTAGGTAAAAGAGATGACAAGACAAGTATTAAATAGAGGAACAGTCGCAAACGATGGTACAGGAGATACTCTCCGTACTACTGCGTTGAAGATTGAGCAAAACTTCGCAGAAATTTACAACAAATTGGGAGACGGTTCGTCTCTTATGCCACTGATCGAGTTTGATTCAAGTGGTATGATATTTGATGGAACAACTGCAAATGCTCACAAGACAACACTGCGTGTAACTGATCCTACAGGAACTCGTACAGTAACTATTCCAGATCACTCTGGTATTCTTACTATGGACACTAACACTCAGACTCTTACAAATAAGACTTTGTCCAGTCCAGTATTGACAACTCCTCAGATCAATGACACAAGTGCAAACCATCAATATGTGTTTGCCGTAAGTGAACTGGTTGCAGATCGTACAGTAACTTTACCTTTGCTTACGACTAATGATGAGTTTACATTTAATGGTCATGCTCAGACATTATCTAATAAGACACTACAAGCACCGCAGATTAACTCTCCTAAGATTGGTACTGCCATTCTTGATAGTTCAACAAACGAACTGATTCACTTCAGAGATTCTGCGTCTGCGGTTAACCATGTTACAATTGCAAATGCTTCTTCTAATAACCCTGCTATCGTACAGGCAGAAGGACAGTCTAACGCATCCTTATCACTACGTTCTACAGGAACTGGTGCGGTTAAATTAGACGGTAAAGTAGCATTGAAGACACATGCTATTAGTTCAACTGGTGGGTCAACGAACTCATCATATGTAGTAACTAAGTTTACATCTGGTACTAACGGTACACACACATTGACAAGTGGTACTAATGGACTTCAAGGTGAAATACACTATCTGGTAAACACAGGTACTGCACAACAAACAATTAATGAATCAAACAGCAACCTTGCGACATATGCAAATATTGTTATGCCTTCAAACACATCATGCTCCCTAATATGGATGGGTGATAAGTGGGTGGTAGTTAGCAATGTTGGTTGCACACTAAATACATAGGAATAGAAAATGCCAGTAATAACAGACAAATTTAAAAAACAAGTGCTTGATGATCTTCTTCAAGACTTCAATGACTCTGCCAGTAATAGGTATTATGCGGGTATTGGTCGTTCCGAAGATTGGAATGACTCTGATATTGCTACTGTTCCTACGAATAATCTTCGTGAAGCACGTCTTGCACGTGGATCACTTCAATCACTTAAACTAATTCAAGATGCATCATACGTACTACCACGTAGAAGTTGGGTTGCTAACTTAATCTATGACGCATACGATGATGCGGATGTAGGTTTCCCAGAGAATCCATTCTATGCTATTAACTCTAATAATGAGATCTATATTGTATTAGAGCAAGGTAAGAAGACAGATGGTACTTCTGAACTATCAACAATTCAACCTACAGGTAATACTAATGGTACTCCATTCCGTACTTCGGATGGTTATACGTGGAAGTTCTTGTACTCAATTGGTGCGTTACGTGCCGATAAGTTCCTATCTTCTGCGTTCATGCCAGTAACATTTGTTACAGCAGTTGACTCAGACTCACCTGCCGAAGACCTACAGCAAAATATTGTACAGAATAATTCGATAAAAGGTCAGATCGTTGGGTATAAGATAGTCACTGGTGGATCTGGATATACTTCAAACCCAGATGTTACTATTGTCGGTAATGGTTCAAATGCTACTGCCTTTGCGGTACGTGCAGGTGAGACTATTGTTGACATCAAAGTAAAAGCAGATAGTTCTGGTAACTCAAGTGCATCTTACTACGGAACTGGATATGACTATGCTAACGTAGTTATTAGTGGTGGGGGTGGTGACTCATGTACTGCTCGTGCTATTATAGGACAACCTAATGGTATTGGATCAAATCCAGTTGTTGACTTAAAGTCACAAGGTATGATGTTTAATACCAAACCAACATATAGTGAAGGTGGAGACTTTATCACAGGTGATAATATTTTCCGTCAAGTAATGTTGATGAGAAATCCAAAAGTAGATAGTGCAGGGGGTACTTCTCTTACATCTACTACTGGGTTTGCACTAAATAAGATTGTAACATCCGAAACAAACTTTGTCAAGTCTGTTGTACAAAAAAGTAAAGTACAAGGATCAGTGTCTGGAGCAATCGCAATCATCGATGATGTAAGTGATTCTGGTAACGGTCTTTTTTATCACCAAACAGAATCAACAGGGTTTAAAACCTTTGACTCTGGTGAACAAGTATCGATAGTAGGCAACAGTAGTATTGTAGGAACAGTAACCAAGTTACTTGGTGGAGAGTTCAATCCATATACTGGAGATTTAGTATACATAGATAATAGATCCTCAGTAACCAGATCGAACGACCAGATTGAAGACTTGAAAATAGTAATTACCATTTAGGAATAGGAAATGCCAAACACTTTTACAGAACAAACATTACGTTCAACTTACAAAGATGATTATCACGATAGTGATAACTATCATCGTATTCTGTTTAATGCAGGTCGTGCGTTACAAGCACGTGAACTTACTCAGATGCAGACTATTATTCAGTCTGAGATTACTCGTTTTGCTAACAACGTTTATGGCAAAGATGGTGTTGCGGTTGTTCAAGGTGGACTGTCGGTCAATGATGGACATCCATACATTAAAATTTCTAATGACCAGAATAACTCATTCACAGATGTATCTGCGCTTAAAGGTCAAGTTCTAACTGGATCCGTATCCTCAATAAAAGTAAGGGTTCTGGAAGCAATAGCGGCAACTGGATCTGATCCAGATACAATCTATGTCCAGTACTTAGATAACCCAACAACTGTAGCATCTACAACTGTACAAGAATCTACACCTACTGTAGTGTCTAATGAGATACTAAGTAATGGATCTAACGTAAACCTTACTGTATCTAATATTTCTACTAATATTGGATTTGGTTCTAAGGTTGAAGTAGGTCAATCAGAGTTTTATATTAATGGTCACTTTGTTTATGTGCCACAACAGCAACTCTTTTTAAACAAATATGATACTGGTGAAACAGTTGATATTGGTTTTAAAGTGGTTCAAGATATTATTACTGTATCTGATACAGATGCATTGTACGATAACCAGAATGCCACACCGAATAGATCATCGCCTGGTGCTGATAGATTACGTATTCGTTTAATATTGGCATCTCGTGATGATGTTAATATTGGTGACACTTTTGTATTCTACGGAAGAATCATTGATGGTAAAGAATACATTTCTACTAAAACAGATTCCCAAAACTTTGATTATGTAAACAAACGTATCAAAGAAATTAACGGTGACTTCATTAAGCAGTATTGGAAACTACGTGTTCGTCCAGACGGTGAAAGCATTGAAACCAATTTCATACTTAATGTAGACCCTGGCGTAGCATATTTTGATGGTAAACGTATTGCCACTAACATTCCACAACAACTATTATTACCTCGTGCTACTGATACTATTGTAAGAGAAGATGAGCAGATTGGTATTACTTACGGAAACTACTATCATTTTGATAGTGGTGTTGGTATGCTTGATATTGATACATGTGAATCAGTAAACCTATTCACTGGATATGGTGGTACGGGTACTAATATCGGTACTGCAAATATTCGTGCAATCACAGAAGGTAGCACACAAACACTTGCAGGTGGACAACAATATCAACGTGTCCCATCCTACAAAGCACATTTATTTAATGTTAATTTAACTAATTTAGATTTTAGTTTAGCAGATGCATTATCTGTTAAATCTGGAACAGATGCTCACTTGGTTAACCTTGTTCCTCGTATTGGAAACAAGGGCAGTTTACTCGTAGATCAAAGAGAAGATGCATTAATATTTGACACACCATTGCGTAGACCAAAAGGTTTTGCACAGGATGCTAATAGTCCTGCGACAATCACAACCATGCAGAAGTTTAACTTTACTGCATCTGGGACAAGTCATGAAATCGTCCTCTCTGATGTGGGCGAATCATTTGTAAACCAAACAGACATTATAATTTCACAAGGAGATGGAGCATCGTCCTTTGCAAAATCTGGTTTGACTACTGTTATTGGTGGCACGGGTAATAAGAAGATTACTTGTGGTGGATTAACAAACGGTAAGTCATACGAAGTAATTGGACAAGTTAAGAAAACAAATGCGACAATAAAGTCTAAAGAACTTACAGACCATACTGTCACTTCGACTCTGGACTCAGATGGATTTGGTGTTCAATATATAAACCTCGGTAAATCAGATGTTTATAGTGTTGACCGTATACGTGCTACTGATAGTAGTGGTTATGATTTATTCCCATACTTCGTATTCCAACCTAATAATGAAGTAAGTCACCAAGCAGATTCTAAGTTAATATACACTGGTGGTGGTTTAACCAGTAGTACTCAAAATATATTTGTTAGAATGAAACATTTTGCTCCAACTGCTAATGGTTCATTCTATGCAGTTAATTCTTATTCTGGTGAATTGGATTACTTAGATGTTCCTGCACAAGCACTTCCAGATGGAGGAAAGGTATCATTAAGAGACGTTATTGATCTACGTCCTTCAACGAATGGTTCTGGTGTATTTACATCTGTACCCCCTTTGCCTATTCCATCTGATACTCTTACTGCGGATGCAGAATACTACTTACCACGTAATGATAAATTGGTTATCTCTAAGAACAGTGAATTACGATTGGTTAGAGGATCTTCTTCATTAAATCCTAAGTTCCCAGAAGTTCCAGAAGATTGTATGGATCTATATAATATCCGTATGAATCCTAATACTCTTCATACTCAAGATATGAAATCTACATTGATTCCTCGTAAGGGTTATACCATGCAGGATATCAATAAGTTAGAAGAAAAGATTGACAAACTACAAGAGATGACTTCATTGTCACTACTTGAGTTGAATACAAAAGTAATGTCCGTATTGGATTCTGGTGGTGCTGACCGTGCTAAGTCTGGTTTCTTTGTAGATAACTTTGCTAATCACGCACACACGCACACACGTAGTAAAGAGGGTGCTAAATCCGCAATCGATAAAGTTGCTAAGATGTTGCGTCCACGTGCACCAGAAGAAGAGTCTTCATTATTCTATGACTCGGATGTAACTGGTAACTTGCGTGTACAATTACATGGTGATATGATGATGCTTGAACATACGGAAGTACCGTATGATGCACAAGAACTTGCTTCAAGCACAGAAAACCTTCTACCTTTCCACGTACCATTCACTATTGGTAGATTAACAATTTCTCCAGAAACTGATACTTGGAAAGAAACTCAAAAAGTCGGTGAGAGTGTTGTAGGTAATTCAACAGAGTTTGATTTACGTGAAGCACTTAACTGGAATAACTCGAATAACGCTTGGTTTGGGGTTGACCCTGCATCGTTGGATGTGGGTGATACTGCCAAGTCTTTTGTATCTGGAACCTCAACTTCAGTAGTTCAAAACACACAAGACCCCGTACTCGTTGGTACATCAACCCAAGAAGAATTGGGAGAGTGGGTCAAGACAGGTACTGTTACTAATAACGAAACATTATCAACATCTACAGTAGAAGTTAATAGAGAACGACAAGAAGAAGTATCCAGATCTGCTATCGATGCACAATGGAACCGCACCCGTTTTACTGGTTTTACTAACAATATCGGTGGTGGTCTCATATGGGGAGGTGGTAACTTTGGACTTGCAGGATCTGGTGGTGGTACATTCAGAAACTTTGGTTGGAGAAACATTGGTGTAAGAGTCGGTGAAAATGTTACTAAGGATAACTGGGATGTTGTAACAACAGAAACTCGTTCAAATGTTCGTAGTACAAATACATCAACATTCGAAACTACTAAAACTATTACTGAAGAAAATAGATTTGAACAAACTACCGAAACTACCACGACAACTTCAACTTCTAACACCGTAAACCGTGTTGCAAGTGAATCAAGTATTCGTGATATCGTAGGTAAGAGAATCATCGATGTATCAGTAATACCATTCATGCGTTCAGTAGAGATTAGATTCAAAGCAGAAGGGTTGCGACCAAATACACAATACTTCCCGTTCTTTGATAATACTAATGTATCTCAGTTCTGTAGAACAACAAGTGGTAATGAACCATTTAAGTACAGTAACCGTAGACGTTGGTTGAACACTCGTTTGGGTGGTGGTATTAAAGACAACCACTTTATTGTTAAAACAAGTCAAGTACATAACCAAGGTAAAACAAATCTCGTATCAGATGCAGAGGGTACAGTAACAGGTTCATTCATTGTACCAAACAATGCATCTATGAGATTCCATACTGGTAAACGTGAGTTCATGTTAATTGATGTTAACACTGCTAACGAAGATGGTGCAATGTCATTTGCTAAGACTCTCTTCCAATCAGCAGGTACTCTTGAGAAGTTTGAACATAACATTCATGTAACTCGTACACTAAAAATAACTGGTACTTCGAGTGTGTCTGTAGAGCAAAACACTACAGCAGATAGTACTGTATGGACAGATACTGTCGTTACAACCGAACCTGCTACAGATGTTAAATCGAGTAGTACAGTGACTGTTGTTACAGGTAATAGGGAAACAACAAGAGAGAACGAAACATCCACAACGGAGTTTGTTCCTCGTCCACGTATTACACCTGTACCACCTGCCACTACACCAACGGTGCCCCCAGCGGCAACAAGACGGGGTACTCCAACGTTGGTTCGTATTCCAGTACAAGAAAGGAGAGGTCGTGGACGAAGACGTGGACGTAGGTTCAGAGATCCAATTGCTCAGACTTTCCAAGTATTAGAAGCAGGTGGATTATTTATTACGTCTATGGAAGTTTACTTTGCTACTAAGTCAAGTAGTGCCCCAGTATTCTGTGAGTTAAGACCTACAGTAAATGGCATTCCGCACTCAGACGTTATTTTAGCAAGTAAGAAGTTATCTCCCTCACAGGTTACTACGGTAACTACTGGGTCTAATAACAAAGCAATGTTACAGCAATCAACTAAGTTTGTATTTGATACACCAGTCTTCTGTCCTACAGGGGATTATGCATTAGTATTAGTTCCTGGCGATAACTCTCCAGACTATAATGCATATGCCGCTAAAGTAGGTGAGTTCCAATTAGGATCTCAAGAAGCACGTGTGACACAACAAGCAACATTAGGTGCATTCTTCAAGTCTCAGAATGGTAAGACTTGGGAACCTGCATCTGGTTCTGACTTAACATATAAAATTAACGTTGCTAACTTTGTTTCTTCGGGTAATATCATTCTTCAGAATGCTAACGTAGATCCAGAAGCACTAAGTAGGGATCCATTAGTTGTAGATTCTGGATCTAATACTGTACGAGTAGCATTTGCAAATCACGGTCTACGTACTGGTGATAAGACAATTATTCGTGGTATTGACTCAGCAACAAACTTTGGAAACGGACTGACGGGTGCTAACGTTAATGGTTTAAGAACTGTCGTTGATTACGATAACTCTGGATACACATATACAGCAGGTGCTTCGGCAACTTCTCGTACGTGGTTCGGTGGTTCGTCTGTAACTTCATCTCAGAACTTAAACTTTGAAGTACTACGTCCATCATTAGACATAACACAACCTTCACAGACTAACGTAACATTGTCTATGAAAACTACTTCACAGCAATCACTTGCAGGTAGTCAGACAAGGTTTAATAAAGAAAATAAATTCCAGATAGTGGAGAATGAAAAGAACATTTATTATAATACACCACGTGCAGTCTATAATAGATCAACAGAGAACCTTTCTACCGCTGGTAAGTTAAGTGGTGCAAGATCTCTTGAGATGCAGGTAACACTGAAGTCTACTTCACCGTACTTGTCTCCAATTGTCGATTTAGAACGTGCAAAGGTTATGACGATGCATAACTTAATTTCGAAACAAGACTCTGCCGCTACATCTGGATTCAATGTACCATTAACATATATTAGTGAAACTCACCCAATGTTTGGTAGTGAATCTGCGAAACACATAACTAAGATTACTACGTTAACAGAAGAAGCAGTTGGACTTAAAATTCTACTTGCCGCTAACCGTCCACCAGAAGCAGACTTCCAAGTATATTGGAGATGTGGTGATGCGAGTGTTGACCTTGAACAGAACTTGTGGACACTGGTAACTCCAGAGAACACTTTACCACCAGATACTAACAAGAATACTTTCCGTGAGTATCGATACTTGGTAGGTGGTGAAGGTGGTGCATTACCCCCGTTCACTAAGTTCCAAACTAAGATTGTTATGCGTAGTACTAACTCAGCACAAGTACCAACGTTCCGTGATTTACGAGTAATAGCACTGGCAATATAATATGACCAAATATGTGACAGTAAAAGATGAACCAGATTTTGCGAGAGATCCAGAGTCTGGTGCCATTATTAATATAAATAGAAGTGCAATACAAAAAGCACGAGAACAAAAGAAGATACGCCTGCAAAAACAAGCAGAAGATAAACAATTGAGAGTAGAGGTTGAATCATTAAAGACCGACATTAATGATATCAAAACGATGCTTTCCGCAATAGTAGAGAAATTATAAATGGCACGTCCGTATACATTACTAACAGACTCCTTCAAAATATTAAGAGACAATCTCAATACTGTTTCTTATAATGTCGGTGATCCAGTTAACTTACTGACCAATGGTGACAGTGATGTTGTCATGGCAATTAATGAGATAGAACGGGTCTTCGATGCCTCGGCAGGTGAGATTTTATATCCTACTGGTAATGCTTTACAGGGGGAGACTCAGACTCGACTATTAATTAGTACTGCACAAAATAGTGGTACGGATATTACATTGAATGCGGGATTAGATATTAATCTTGATGCAGTAGGTGATATCAATCTCGATGCAGGTGGAGCAAACATCAACTTCCTTGATGACTCTGTCGCACGATTCAATTTCACATTAGGTGCTACTAACGTATTAGACGTTACTGGTATCCTTGATCTTAACATATCAAGCAACCTTGATGCAGACATTGCAGGTAACTCTACACTTACAACTACTGGAAGTCAAACACAAGAAGGTACATCCCTTAACTTAGATTTCTCTGGTGACATTACACTGGACGCAGATGGTAACGATATCATCTTTAAAAACGGTGCAGGTGGAGACACTGTTACTCATAATATTAATGATAACGGTACTTACACTGTAACTGCCCCAAGTCATGTTCTTATCGATGCAGTCGGAGATATTACTCTTGACGCAGACGGAAATGATGTTATAATAAAGAATGGTGCAGGTGGAGATCAAGTAAAACATATTCTATCAGACAATGCAAACTATGAAATAGATGCACCTGCCAGTGTTACTGTGGATGCGGTTGGTGACATTACATTAGATGCAGACGGTAATGATATTCTATTCAAAAATGGTGCAGGTGGAGACACTGTTACACACACACTTGCAGACAATGCACAATATACTATTGCTACACCCGCAGATTATGTCCTTGATGTAACAGGTGATTTAAAATTAGATGTTGACGGTGATAACATTGAATTTGCTCACGCAGGTACAGATCGTCACGTATACACTCTGGGTGCAACAAACACAATCGTAACAACTGGTAACTTAACACAGACAGTTGCAGGTAATAAGTCTGATAGTGCATCTGGTACATATCATATCGGTGCATCTGGTAATGCAGATATTACCACAATGGGGACGTTCCAAACTACATCTGATTCACAAACGCATAATGTAACAGGCAATTTCGAAGTAGATGCCTCTGGGGATATTACTCTCGATGCCGATGGCAATGATATTCTATTCAAAAACGGTGCAGGTAATAAAACTGTTACTCATACACTTGCAGATGGTGGTGCATATACAATCACAGCACCTTCTACTTACACAGTAGATGCTGTCGGGGATATCGTCCTTGATGCAGACGGTGGAGATATCACATTCAAAGATGGTGCTTCTACTGAATACAACTTTAAAACAGACGGTGTAGTTTCTCGTACAGGAGACTTGACATTAGACATTTCTGGTGATATAATATTAGATGCAGACCTCGGAAACATTGACTTTAAAGACGGTGGAACTGCAAGATTCTCTTATGGATTGGGTGCAACAAACACATTAGATGTTAACGGTGCCCTTACTCGTACAGTTGGTGGTAACTATGCTGACTCTGCTAATGGTACATATAGTATAACATCTTCTGGAAATATGTCAAGTACTACTTTAGGTACTTTGACCACAACATCTGGTGGAAATCAAACGCATAATGTAACTGGTAATTTCACAGTAGATGCTTCTGGTGATATTAATCTTGATGCAGGTGGTGATAATATCCGTCTGAAAGATGGTGGATCCACTCGACAAGAATATACATTAGGTGCCACAACAACTATTGCGACTACTGGTAACCTAACTCAAACAACAACTGGAAACAGAACATATACTGTTCAAGGTAATCAATCCGACAGTGCAAATGGCACACGTGATATAAGTGCAACAGACGGTATTAATATTGATACCACTGGCCCTATGACACTCACTGCTACTGGTGCACAGAACCTCGTATCTGGTGGTAACTGGAAAGCAACCGTAACAGGTACTGCAACAATTGATGCATCCACGGACATCATTCTTGATCCAGATGGAAATGACATCATACTCAAACATGCAGGTACGCAGTGGGGTAAGTTAAGAGATAGTGGAACAAATGTCACATTATACTCTGGTGCAACTAAAGCAGTATCATGGACAGGTGCTAATCAAAGAGCAGAAGGTAACTTACATGTCCTTGGTAATACAGATCTTGACGGTACTCTAAACGTAGATGGTGCTACAGACTTAAACGGACATGTTGATTTAGGTAATGCTACCTCAGACAACATCTCTATTATTGGTAGAGTTGATACTAATATTATACCAGATGCAGACAATGCTTACGACTTAGGTTCATCTACACTTGAATGGAGACATGGATTCTTCGATGGTACTGTAACTACAGATGACCTCGTTGCAGATAGTGCAGACATTGGTAACTTCAACATTATTGCTAATGCAATCAGTAATTCAAATGCTGTAACATTGACAACTGGTGCTTTAACTGCGACTGTAACTGGTAACGCATTGATCGATGCTTCGGGTGACATCACCTTAGACGCAGACGGCAATGACATCATATTTAAGAATGGTGCAGGTGGTGATACAGTAACGCATAGTCTTGCAGACAACAACACTTATACTGTCACTGCTCCTTCTACTTACACATTAGATGCAAATGGAGATATTGTTCTTGATGCAAATGGTGGTGACGTATATCTCAAAGACAATGGTGTTCAGTTTGGTCGATTCCAGAACAGTAGCAACCAGTTAGATATATACTCTGGTGCTACAAAGGCACTGGATATAGATGCAAGTAATATCAGACTTCCTAACCATGCGTTATGGTTGGACAGTGCTTTAGGTACAACTGCACAGAACGTTGCGGGTAGTATTAATGAGATCCACACCCAATTAGATTCTGCTGTATCGCAGATCAATGTGAATGAAGGTAGAATTACTGGTAATGATACAGATATTGCCGAATTAAGTACAAGAATTGGAGCACTTACAAGTCTTGATAGTGCCACAGACGGAAACTTCTTCACCACTTCAAGTATAAATAATGATAGTATAGTAAACGCAATAAACGAATTGGCAAGAAGGACTGTCTTAATCTATGATGAGAACGGTACCCTTCTAAATTAATAGGAAGTATAATGTCGAATAATAAGGCATTACCGTTAAAGTTAAAAGACAGTGATGGTAATCTCCAACAGATAAATGCAAGTGATAAAAATTATATTGCATATCTTGCAGGTATACATACTGCCCAAGCGGACAGTTCGGATGTAGGACTGCTTACGACTACTGCTTCTGGCAATCGATTAATAGGTACACTTGAAGACACATACTATCCAGAACCTGTAGGCACTCACCCTTATGATGCCACCTCAGTTGTTGCCACATCAAAGAACTTATATCAGATAAACGGAACTGCTTCATTAGCAGATTCCGATGTGCGTAAACCAATTGCACATCATGACACAAACATATACGAGCAGAATGATACAGATGTAAATTCATTTGTAGATGAAATCAATGGACGTATTGCAACATCTGATTATGCAGGATCTTTAAAACTTTCTGCTACTGCACCAAGTGGTGATTATACTATATTGGTTCCAAGTATTCTTACAGATCAACGTGCCGATAGTTCGGGTAATCCGTATACTGTAAATAACTATTCTATCTGGAGAAAGACTAATATGTCTGCTCCAACTAATATCCTTAATGATGTAGGTGGTGTATCATCTATTATGGGTATCAAAAGATCTTCTGGTGCAACTGGAACATATCAAGGTGTCGAGAAATTAACAGACAGACAGATTACACAATCTATTGGTCAACGTGCTAAGACAAGACGTGCCATCCAAGGTAATGTTGGTTCATATGAATTAAGAACATCTTCGCAGGGAGCACCAACTGGATCTGGACAAACTTGGACTGCAAAAGGATCCGCAACAAATACTATTCGACTCGTTAACGAAGTACCTTATACTCGTAGTAGAGTATCAGCATATGCACGTACAAGGGTAAGTAATTACTCTCAAGCATATAACAGAACTCGTACATCGAACTATGCAGGTGACTTCACAGGAAACTATGCAAGAAACTTCGTGGGTAATTACAATCGAAACTTTGTAGGTAACTATACTGGTGACTTCACAGGAAACTACACACGTAATTTTACTGGTAACTATGCCCGTCAATACGTAGGTGAATATGTAGGTAATTATGTAGGTGACTACGCAAGAACGTTTGTAGGTGATTATACTCGTGGATTCCTTGGAGAATACACACGTGGTTTTACTGGTAATTACTCAAGAGCATTTGCAGGAGAATATACAAGAGAAAGGGACGAAGCATTTAGTCGCAACCGTGTTTCTAATTATGCAAGAAATTTCGTAGGAAACTATGCACGTGCTTTTGCGGGTAACTATGCAGGTAACTTTGTTGGAGAATATACACGACTTTCAGCAAGAACAAGAGTCAGTGCATACACTCGTACATCTACAAGAACCAGACAGTCTACGTATGTTCGACTACGTATTCAAAATAGAAATTCTAATTACATAAATTATTTCACGAGAGGTTATACTCGAACAAGTACTCGAAACTTTCAAGGTAACTACGCAGGTGCCCAAGGTACTGGATCATCAATAGTTGCGGGTGAGGGTATGTTTGTTGGTAATTATTCTCGTCAATTTTTCCGCAACTTCTCACGTAACTCTACGAGAACATATACACGTGACCGTATTGAAACATATGCAGGTAACTTTATCACGGCATATGCAGGTAATTATACTGGTGCTCAAGGCACAGGTGCTTCGATAGTTTCTGGACAGGGTGTGTTTGTTGGTAACTATACACGTAATAGAATTTCATCATATTACAGAAACTATACTATAACTCGTAACTCAAGTTATACTGGTAACTTTCTAAGAGAATATGCGGATACCTATACTCGGATCCTTGCTGTTGGTGCTAATGCTGGATTCTATACTGGTAATTATTCTCGTGGGTTTACAAGAGATCTTCTTCCTTCTTCAAGATTTGATAGTATTGTGTTTTTCGTAGGCACAGAAGAAAACTATGGGTATGCTCAAACTGCAAACCAAACAAACTACGGAACTACTTTTTTTAGAGAATACACACGTACTTCGGGGCAAAACACTCGTGTAAGCACTTACAATATTCAGCAGTACACACGTGGTGGTAGTACGGTTAATTATGCAGGTCAAAGCACGGGGACATCGTACACACGAGTATCACTCGGAGAAATGAATTTCTCACGTTGGGGTTCAAAACAGGGCAACATGCTCGATTTTGCTGGCCCAACAATGTTTACTGGTGATTATGTTGGTAACTACGTAGCGTACTTCTCACGGTTTTTCAACGGAGCAACCTATTCCCGTAACTACAATGTTGGAGCTTTTGGGAGATATAGAACAGCGATCTCCACAGATGCGTTCACGAGAACTTCCAGTGGTAACCCCGCATTTCCATACACCAGAATAATCGTTGATACTTATACAAGACAGTCTGTAGTTGCATACGCCAGACTTAGAACTTCTCAAACAAGTACACGTACAAGGTATTCGACATTTACTGGTAATTATACTGGTGCTCAAGGTACTGGTGCATCGATAGTAAGTGGGGAAAGAGTTTTCACTGGTGAGTATGCACGTGGTTATTCACGTAACTATACACGTAATAGAGTATCATCATATACACGTACATCAACAAGAGACTATGTGGGTAACTATGCGGGTGCTCAAGGTACTGGTGCATCAATAATTGCAGGGGAAGGTGTTTTTGTTGGTGACTTTACACGTACGTTTGTAGGTAACTATTTAGGTAACTATTTTAGAAACTTTGCAGGAAATTTTATTGGGGACTATACCCGTGAGTTTGCAGGAAACTATCTGGGGAACTACACCCGTACCTCAACCAGAACAAGTACACCGACTCGTTATAGTTCATATGCTCGTACTCGTGTATCTAATTACTCACGTACATTTGTGGGTAATTATGTTGGTGACTTTGTGGGTAATTATACAAGAAACCGTTCTTCTGCTTATACACGTAACCGTGTAAGTTCTTATAGTAGAACTCGTGTATCGGCATATACCAGAAACAGATCATCTGTATACTCTCAAGCATATTCAGATACATATACTCGTACATCATCAAGAAACTTTAACCGTACAAGACAATCTGCGTATACAAGAGAAAGAGATCAAGCATTCACTCGCACAAGAGTATCTGCATATTCACGTACCAGAAGTAGTGCATATGTTCGTACTTCTACTCGAACAAGTACAAGTGATTTTGGTGGAAACTATGTTGGTGACTACACAAGATCCTTTGCGGGTGATTACGCACGTACGTTTGTAGGCAACTATGTTGGACAAACGATTGGTAATACAGTATTTAACGTAGAGACTTATACACTATATGTAAGGACTGCTTAGATTCTGCCCGTCAAAAACTTATAAATAGAGATAAGTTTTTATTAAATCTATTATAAGAGAAGTGAATTT